ATTTTCAGCGCGTAAATCGTCTACTTTTTTAGGCATCCAACTTTCGCGTGCCATCATTCCTGAATTAAATCCGTGCCCGCCTTCTACTCCGCCGGTATTGAAACCGTTCGAATTTTGAGAACCATAACCCATATTAAGACCGGGACCAACTCTTTGTGGCTCCCATAAAGTTACATTTGACATTTTCATGGATTCGTTCATGCGTGACTGGAAAAAGTCGCTATTATTAGGTGTTCCATTTGGATTATGCGAATTTTCGTCTGGCCTAAATAATGGTGCGATTTCTGCTTTAGAATAATTTTGACTACCTGCTCCTTGTTTGCTGTCTAAAATAGATTCCGTTATACCGGTGTTAACGCTGGGACCCCTAATTTTAGCACCATAATAAGGCTGCATATTATTATGCTGAAATTGTTGTGCTGTTGTTTGTTGTCCTGATAATAAATTTACAGCATTGTTACTGTTATTATATGCGTCGCTATTATATGTATTTGCTGAGGGCTGTGCCGTAGATGCTAACCTATTATTACCATGAACAATATTAGAAAATCCTTCTGATCTGTTATTATTATTGCTGCTATTATTGCTATTGCTATTATTGCTGCTATTATTGCTATTGCTATTATTGCTGCTATTATTGCTATTATTGAAAAACAATTTGCGCGTGTTATCTAGTTCTTGTAGTACCGAATTTTTTGCACTATCTTTTTTCTCTTGTTCCGATAATATGAATATACTTCCCAATACAATTATAGGTATAGCCAGTGCGGCCATATTATTTAATATAATATAATATAAAATAATATAATATATTATAAGTTTAAACAAGTTTCTAAATTATTAAAAATAAACAAAAATATAAACTAAACAAAAATATAAACTAAACAAAAATATAAACTAAACAAAAATATAAACTAAATTATAATTTATTCATTTGTTATTCTTTTCTCTCTATCAAAATTATTATTTAATGCATAATAATCTTTTTGCAACATTCGCGAACTTATATTATTATGAAAAGGAATACATATATTTGCTTGAGGATTTAAATGTAAATAGTTAAAATTATTTGGAACATAATAATTGGATCCTTGATCTTGACCTTGACCTTGTTCTTGTTTATTAAAATTATTAATCTCTCTATATACCCATGCCGGATGTGTTACACGTGATTGCCCTGTTATTTCATTATTATCTGCCTTACTACTATTTTGATTATAAATGGCATGATTATTTAAATAATCTACATAGTTATTTTCTTTTATAGTGTCGCGATTTAATTTTCTATGTAATATAAGCAATTCGCTTTCTAAATCGGTTTTATTTGAAGACAAATTTCCACCCCATTTCTGTAATTTAATATATGGATCATTGAAAAATGTTGGGTTAGTTCCATTACCCGGAACATTCATATTATAATTACCAATACTTGTAGACTCTTCTAAATACTTTTGAATTCTACAAGGATCATCATAAAATCTTGTAAAAGCCATATTTATATATTTATAATAATTATATATATTTATAATAAATAATTATTAATTAATTATAGTTATTAGTTATTAGTTAGTTATAACAATTCATTTTATAAGCTGGGAATATATTCCAATGTATTATTATCATAAATAGTAACTCTAAATGTATCCGAATATCCTTCAACATATACTGTATCTCCGCTATATAAATTATCACAACCTTGGCAAGATGTGCAGCTCTTATTTTTAAATCGAACCGGTAATTTTATCATGCCATTTTTGTCATTCATTGTGTAGAAATTCCATTTATCTCTATTAGTAAATAAAGGTCTTCCTAACAATGGTAAAATGGTTTCTGATCCATTTACACGAGTTAAAATGCCAATTTGTCTATAGCTTGTATTTATAGATTGTGTTGGAACATTTATAGCTACTCTTGCGCCGCCATAGTTTGAATTATTATAAACTCTATCATCACGCATTGGCGCGCTATACGGGTTTAATAATACGTCATGTTCCTTATTATTGTATCCATTTCCTAAAATAGGTATACTATCATAATTATAAGAACCATGCTTTTCATTGCAACTATTGTTGTTATTGCTATATAAATTGTTGTTATTGCTATATAAATTGTTGTTATTGCTATATATATTTTTATTTAGGTTTTTAGTGTATTTAATATACATAAAATACAAAATTACAAAAATAACAAAAGTTAAAAATAATAATGTGTAATTTTCTATACACAATATTCCAGGTATACACTTTTTACCCATACAATATTATAATTAATAAATATTATAATAAATAACATAATAAATAATATAATAATTAATATAATAATTAATAAAAACATATTAAAAACATTTTGACAAATTATTGGGCAAGTTTTAGTCAGTTACTACCGAATTTATATTTACTGATTTTGGAGGATTGCTGTTTATTGTGGTGTCCACACTCTTGGTTGAAGTTGGATTTTTAAAGTCATTTCCTGTTATATTTAATGATCTTTGCGATACTCTTTTTGCCAAATATGTCCCGGCTGGTCCTGATGCTTGTTCGGACTTTGAATTTTCTTGTTCTTCATCTAATTTTGCTTTTGCACTCTCTTTTCTAGTATTGACTTTAGATCCAAGACTTTCTTCATCCTGAAGAAAAGCAGCGCCACTTGCTTCTTTTGCGGCATTTCTTCCTGTTGCTCCTTCAATTATAATACCTGAAAATATATTAATTGAAAATAAATAACTTGTAAATAATAAATAAATATAACCTATAAAATAACTAAACTTATTAAATTTATTATAACATAAAAGGAGTAACAAAAAATATGCAAATATTAGCATGTTATTATTATTTTTTAAATAAATAAATAAAGCATAATACGAATGTATAATTATTATATAAAATAATAATGTATATTTTAAATAGTTATAATTATGTAATTTATTGTTAATAATATATATAAAATCACGCTTCATGACTATTTATATAAATAATTATTATATAAATAGTGAATACTAATTAGAATTAGTATTTAGAATTAGTATTTAGAATTAGAAATAATATTTTGCATTATTCATCTTTTATTTCCGAGAGATTTTTAGTAGCACTATTAAACATACCAGTCAATTTATTTAAATCTAAACCACCTAATGATGCCATAGCACTATTTAATGCCGGTGTCATAGTTTTTAATTGCTTAATTAAATCGTTTTGCTGCTTAATAAGATCCTTTGTGTCTGACGAAATAGAATTGATATTTTCAGTACCCATGATTTTTTCTAAATTATCATATGCTTTTTCTGCTTCTGATGCTTTTCCTAATTGTTGCTCCATATTCTTTTTACTTGGCGTGTTAAATAAAGCCGGAGATAACTTTTGTTTATTGTCAAATCCAGATGCGTCCTTTTTTGGTGCTGAAGCACCTTCATCTATAGCCGCAGGCAGGCCTTTAAGTGCATTTTCAATATTTTCACTCATTCCATCTGCTTCTTCGTCGCCATCTTCGTCGCCATCTTCTTCGCTAGCTTTATTTTTCTTTGCTTTCTTTGGTTTTTTCATATTTTTTTCACCTTCTTTAAAACCTTCTTTAAAACCAAAAGACCGCGCTAACATAGAAGCAATAGTAGTTACTAAAAATGCGCTTCCTAAAACAATAACCATATTTTTAGTAAAACCATATACAAGAGCGCCCGTCAAGAAAAATAATAACACAGCACTAAAATGCGAATTTACAATATGTATATATAACGAAAAGAACGCTATTGCTGCTACAATTAGCAATGTTATTCTATTGTTTGTTATTTTATTATTAAGTAAATTATTATTAAATATTTTCTTATTCATAACTTTTTTCAACATAGAACTTGAAATTCTACTTTTCATGTTTGTATATAATAATATATAAGAATATAATTATATATTTTCTATTTATTTTCTATTTATTTTCTATTTATTTTCTATTTTCTATTTTCTCTAAATAATATTGCGTAATTTGCTACTTTCTTTTTCTAATATTGCAATTTTATTATGTATGTCTTTAATATGTGTTTCATTGTGGCTTTTTTGTTCTAAAGTTATGCCATTTAAATGGTCCGAAATATTTAATAACGCTTCAATTTGTTTTTCTTTAATTAGTAATTTTTTTCTTAACTGCTTTTCGCGGTCTTTTATTAATTTTAAAATATCAGGGTTTTTTGATGATACACTTTTTAATGCGCTATATTGATCAATAAGATAAGTAGTGTCATCTTTGCTTTGTTCTAATAACTTTTTAACTTTCATGTCATGTTTGGCAATAGAACCTCCAAAACTAGTCATATAAATTATATATTGTATATTGTATATTTTTTTTAATTTAATAAAAAATAATAAAAATAATAAAAAATAATAAAAAACATTTATAAAAATTATATAAAAATATAGACATATATTATTTAGAATGAATAAGAATTGCGTAGAGCCTCTATTACAAGAAGACCTTAATCGGTATGTTATGTTTCCAATTAAAGACCAAGACATATGGAAAATGTATAAAAAAGCAGAAGATTTGTTTTGGAGAGCAGAAGAAATTGACCTTTCAAAAGATAATAAAGATTGGGACACGCTAAATGATGATGAAAAACATTTCATTTCCATGATTTTAGCGTTTTTTGCTGCAAGTGACGGTATTGTGTTAGAAAATTTAGGTGTTCGCTTTATGGGTGAAGTGCAATTAAGTGAGGCGCGAGCATTTTACGGCCTGCAAATTGCTATGGAAAATATTCACTCTATTACATATTCCACATTAATTGATACATATATTAAAGATAAAGAGCAAAAGCACAAATTATTTAATGCGCTAAATGAATATGACTGCATTAAGAAGAAGGGTCAATGGGCTATAAAGTGGATTAATGATAAGAAATCCAATTTTGCTACTCGCCTTGTTGCGTTTGCTTGCATTGAAGGTATTTTCTTTTCGGGTGCATTTTGCGCCATTTATTGGTTGAAGAAACGCGGTCTAATGCCCGGACTAACCTTTTCAAATGAGCTAATTTCGCGGGACGAAGCATTGCATACCGAATTTGCTGTATTATTACATAGCAAATTAGAAAAGCCACTCAAAAAGCAAAAAATTCACGAAATAATTAGCGAAGCTGTTGAAATTGAGCTCGAATTTATTAACGATTCGCTTCCATGCAGATTAATAGGCATGAACCAAGTATTAATGAAACAATATATTGAATTTGTTGCTGACCGCTTAAGCCTTCAATTAGGAGGCGACAAAATATATGAAAGCAAAAATCCGTTTGATTGGATGGAAAATATTAGCATTGAAACAAAAACCAACTTTTTTGAAGATCGCGTAAGCGAGTATTCGCTCACAACTAAAGATGCTAAACTAAACACTTTTGAATTTGGCGATGAGTTTTAATTTTGCGCTTTTTTCTTTATATTGTTTTTTATTATATATTTTTTGGTCCTGAACGTTCAGGAGCAAAAAACATGATTGTGTATAGGGGAAAGTGTATATATTTTTGCTCCCGCGCGTACGGTAGCAAAAATATATTAGAATACAAATAATAATTAATTTGCTAATAGTTTTATTGCTCCTCTTTGCGGAGGAGCAATAAATCTTTAATTATGTTTCTATAATCGATGCTAATATTATCTTGCTCCTCTTTGCGGAGGACCAAGATTTATTAAATTATGTTTATATAATTTAGAAGCAAGATTATAGAAGCAACACCTTACCATTTAGTTTTGCGCACATTAATTTTGGGGCCCTTCTTTTTATCCCTCGTATTAGGGTCATACATCTCTTCGTCGTCATCGGAGTCCATGGTTTTACTGATTTCCCAGAATTCTTTTGATCCGAGTTTGAATGTTTTATGCTGTTCTGCCTTATACCAATAAATTTGGTCGTGTAATTTATTCGATTTGGCATTATTATTGATCACTAAACACTCATAATTTTCTGTGCACTGATCCATAACCTGGCAAAAACTCTCAAAGGTTGGAAACATGCCTGCATAGTTTTCATAAATACGCCGCCTATTTGCAATATATGGTTCGCGCAATATAAAAACGTAGTCGATATTCGTGCGCAAATTTGGAGGAATACCTAAAGGATATTGCATTGTTATGACCAACATCACTTTCCAGTGCCGACCATTCATAAATAGGAGACGCATCATCTTATCTTTCGTCCAGCTTCCATCATATAAGCAATCGTCCAATATAACAAATGCTCGCGGATCAATATTCGATTTTTTATAAACTTCGACTTCCTTTTTTATTTGCTTCATTACCGTCTTCTGCCTTTTCAATATGTTTTCTATAATAGCGGTATTGTATTCATCATGAATAAATAATTTGGGTACATGCTCGGCATAAAAACCGTTGCCTGCTTCTGTTCCACTGATTACTGTCCCTATAGGAATATCTTGATGATAATATAGCAAATCTCGCACTAAATAAGTTTTACCGGTATCGCGCCGCCCTATTAGTACAATAACAGGCCCTTTATTTTCATCTGGTCTAAAACTTATAGATTTAATGTCAAATTTTTTCAATTCTAGTGTCATTACTAAATAATTTATATTTATTGGCTATATTTAATAGTTTGCTATTTAAACTTAATAATTTGCCTTATTTAAACTTTATACTTTTTCTTATTTAAACTCAATAGTTTAATATATTTATTTGTGTTATAAATTAAAAAAATAAGTATTTCTTATTTATTAAATGGAAATAAACTATAAAAAAAATAACAATAAACAGCTATTTGAGAACTTTAACAATAGTGAGTTATTAGATATAGAAAGTTCGCAAAACTATTTTCCATTATATAATAATTTTTTTAACTTAAACAATACTAATTATAATGCTATTAATTTGAATAATAAGTATAGTTTAGAATTAATTTTAGAAAAAATTAATTATAACAAATTTTTAGCAATAATTACAGATATATGCAATAATAAATCTAAAAAAGAGATTTTTATTAAATATAGCCCTCTTATTGACCCCGTAAAATATATGATAGGAAAATATGAAAATAATTATAATATATTAGAATTACCTAAATTTATAGATAAAGAGGATTTAGATGCAAAATCAATGGAATACATGAAAACTTATAAGAAAATATTGGATCCAAATAACTCCGCATATATTGATGGGTTTTTTTCATATTTGTCAAGCTGTTTATTAAATAACTTTAATTTTTATAACGGTTTAGACTATTATGGGGCATTTTTAGGAGTAAAAAATAAATTTAAATATAATGTTACAGAGGACTTGGAATATTTAAACGAATCGGATTATTTTCACAAGCACATAAACAATTTATTTGTTTTCGATGATAATGAAAAAATACTAAATTTATTTAATAATACTAAAAAAAATAAGAAAGCTTTAGTTTTAGATAACTCCGAGATTGACCTAAACATTAGTGACCTAAACATTAGTGATCTAAACATTAGTGACCTAAATATTAGCGATTTAAGTGATATTCCTGATTGTGAAGCTAATATTGAAGAAACACATAAAACAAATTTAGAGTTAACTTATGAAAATTTAGATATTTTAGCAAATAATAAAGTAAATAATACTAATAGCAATACTAATACTAATACAGGAATTAATACTACAAATTCTTCCGAAACATGTTCTTCTAGATCTTCAAATACTAATTTAACAGGCTCAAGCAATAATGGTTCAGACGACGATGATGATGATGATGATGACGACGAAAGCAGCGAAACGAGCTTCAATAGCGAAGAAATATTTTGCTCTATTCATAAAATACCTGTTAAAATGATAATATTAGAAAGTTGCGAAAATACATTAGATGATTATATAGTAAATAATAAAATAAAAGATAGCGAATGGGAGTCTATAATTATGCAAATATTATTTACATTAATTACATATCAGAAAGTGTTTGAATTTACCCACAACGATTTGCACACAAATAATATTGTATATGTGTCTACTCCAAAACAATATTTATATTATAAATATAACAACGCACACTATAAAGTCCCCACCTTTGGCAAAATATACAAAATAATCGATTTTGGAAGAGCCATATACAAATTCAAAAATAAATTTATATGCAGTGACAGCTATTCGGAGGCAGGCGACGCAACAACGCAGTATAATTGCGAGCCATATTTAAATAAAGACAAGCCAATTATTGGCCCAAATAGCAGCTTCGACTTATGCCGCCTAGGATGCAGCTTATTTGATTATTTTATTGAGGACTTGGACGACATCAAAAAATTAAAATCTCCTATCAAAAAAATCATGATTGAATGGGTTTTTGATGACAACAATAAAAATATATTGTATAAAAATAATGGAACAGAGAGATATCCTGACTTCAAATTATATAAAATGATTGCGCGGTCCGTTCATAAACACACTCCACAAAATGTATTACAAAAACCATTATTTGATAGCTATAAAGTACCAAAGAAAAGAATTAACAATATTCAAGAAATATTTAATATAGATCAATTACCTATTATGGTAAGCTAATTTTTTAAAAAAGCGACTAAAACTTATATATTATAAAAACAACTTTATATTATATAAATAAAGGACTTAAAGAGAAAAACGGATTAATGTCAAAAATCGGGGCTATTTGTAAAAGCAGATAAGGCGGCCTTTGACCCGCCTATCATGTTATTAAAATCTAATTGTTCAAATGCAAATAATACAATGGACCCGCACAAAAACACAATAAACCCGTCTTTAGTTATAGATTTTACAGGTATGTCGTCCTTTGATATATACTTTGTATCTACAATCTTAAATAATACATACATAATACTTATTGCCAATGTAGGTATCACAAAATTCATTTAATTTATAAATATAAATGAATTTTATAATTATAACGAATTGATTTAAAACAATATTAATAAACTATTTTTAGCAACTTAGCGGCCTCTAAACTCAACTCAACTCCTCAATATCCAATGTTATACTTTCATTATCACTAACATCATGATTTAAATCTAATATATCTAAATCTAATTTGTCGGGATCATCACTCAAATTTTGAATATTAAGGTCAATTTGCGATTTATCTAGTTTGTCTATTTTGTCTAGCTTTAACTTGAAATTACTTTCCGACTCCGTTTCAGAATTGTAATCATTCGCATTTGCATTATTGCTTTCATCTGTTTCTAAAACTTTAGCATCCAACTTTTTAATATTGCTATTTGCACTTGTTACATTGTCCTCATTTAAATCCTTGTTTGCATTCAAAATAGTATTTTTTAAATTAGTCTTGCTCTCTTCTCTCAATTTATTTGCCGTATCTTGCTTAATTTTCTCTAATTCCTTCTTTTCTTTTGCTTTCTTGCTTTTTTCTAATGCCTCTTTATCCGTTATTACCTCCTTTTTCTCCTCTATTTCAACATCCGTCTCCAATGTCTCATCTAAATACATTTGCAATATATGCTCTATCGGTATACTCTCTCTAATTGTATTTAAAATACACTCCTTTATTATTATTTCTAACTCCCTATTGTTTTTTTGAACTTGCAGAGGCTTTAAATTCTTTTCAAATAAATAAATATTTACATATACCTTTCGTGCTACATTTATATATGTCTTATGTATAAATTTATGAAGGTCTGGTATATCAATATTTATTTTTTTTTGCTTTAAACCTACACGAGTTGAGGTTAGTGCTTTTAATTGTGTAATATGCACACATGTTATTAAATCTTCTAAATAATTACACGCGCTAGACGTAATTATACGCTGTTTCTCATTTTCAACAATCTCCGAACTCCACTTTGGAATATTGTTTAAAAAATTTTGAAATGTCATTAAATATTTTGTTTCTTCGCTGTTTTCTAAACATACATCATAGGCTTCTGTAAATATTGACCTTAGACCTTCAATTATACATGGAGTTAATGTGTTTGTTAATCGCGCACACCACTCATTTTTAGATTCGATTATTGTTGAAAGATTAAAATCATCCATTTTTATAATCTAAAATTTTATTTTAAATAATTAATTTTAACTAAATGTATTTTATCTAAATGTATTTTATCTAAATGTATTTTATTTAACATTTTAATTATTACGCTAGTTAATTAACATAATTAAAAAGCTAATTTATTTAGCATTTAATGCCGAAAAATCAATAACTAGTGCATTGCTATAAAAATATAATATTATGTATATTAAATATTCTTCTACACGTATTTCTCTCTTATATATATTGAAAAAAAACAAAAATTTATTATAATCTGTCTTGAAATTTGACCTAGCTGTAAAGTAATCTAATAAATTATTTGCACTTATGCCTTTATTATATATTAATGAACTATAGTCTAATAATAACACATTTATATTATAATCATTGTTGCTTTCATTAGCGTTAGCGTACTCATTAGCGTTAGCGTACTCATTAGCGTTAGCGTACTCATTAGCGTTAGCGTACTCATTAGCGTTCTCATTCTTA